AGCATCCTTAATTAGTCCACTGTCATCCAAGAACTTATTAACAAAGTTTAATGGACTCGACTGAGCACTCTTTAATTCTGAACCAGATGCCGGAGTAAATAGAATCTTCTTATCGTTAATGTCAAACTCAAATCCTTTGAAGTCTTTACTAAAAACCTCATCTGTCTTTTGGTCGAACCATCTACGCTTTCGATTACCTTCCTCCTCTACAGTCTTTGACTGTTTTGTATACTGACGGTAAGCCTCAAACTCTTCCTTCTCTTCTGGAGATAAGCCCATACCACTTGACTCAAGCGGAAGCTTATATTTATCTTTCTGAGAATTGAAATATTTCTTAGCCTCGGCAATAGCTTTCTTTCTTGCAATCTTTACATGCTTAATCTTTGACTCATCATCTAGGTCTTCATCGTAGGTGTAATCCTCCATCAAGACATCAATGTCCTCTTCGTCTAAATTCTGCTGCGTATCTGCAAGGTACTCTTTAAGAAGTTGATTCTGGTCCATTGAATCGTAGTCTTTCCTAAGCTTTAGGAAATCATCAAATCCTCTACCAGTATCCTTCTTATAATTCAAATAAGCTGCAACATCCTCAGGCAATTCTTCATTGCTCTGTCTCTGATCCATCAACTCATCAAATGAATTGATTTGCTTATTGTATCTTTTTCCAATATATGAAAGAACTTTTTCTTCAGATAACTCCTCCTCTTCAGGAGCACTCTCTTGAACCGCATTGTCAATACTAGAAGTATCCAATTGCACTTCACTATTAATCTCCATTTCATGTTTTTCAAGTAGTTCTTTCTCTACTTCCTGTACACTCTTTGGCTCAATTCCATCTAGTGATCTTACTTTGATTTCCATTTTATTAGATTTTATGTTACAAATATATATTTTTTTTTAACGTGGCTCAAACTCTGCCATGTCGAACCCATCAAGCGAGTCCTCGTTGGACTCAAAACTCAATGGAGGTAAGTTATTCTTCCTCTGATTAATTAACTTAGACTGCTCAGAATTCTGCTGACTGATACGCTTGGCTTTAGACTCTTCCTTCATCGTATCTCTATCCGCAAGTGCGGTCTCCTTAACACCAGCAATCTGCATCTGATAACTAAACTCTTCAGCCATTAGCATTCTCTTAAGATCTGCCTCTGCCTTTAGCTTCTCAATGTCGAATGCCACCTCTGCCTGCTTAATCTGCATCTTAGATTGGGTATCCAACTGAAGCTGTTGCATAGCTGCCTGAGCAGCAAACTCTTGAGACTGCATCTGCTGCTGAGCCATCATGTCCTGCTTCTGAATCATCATCTTCTCTTCTCGCTCCTGCTTCTTAATTCTCTTCATTTTAAGTAGCTGGTTGGCAAGCTTAAGATTCTTAAGCTCTCTAATGTCAATAGCATCCTCAAGATTAATATCTCCCTTAGACAATGCCATTTGAACATTCGCTTCAAGCTGAGCTCTCTGCTCCTCATCAGGAGAAATCTCAATGAAGATACCAAAGTCGTATAGGTATAGGTCCTTGATGTCATTCAAGATAGATACATTGTACTTACCAATCTTATTAGCAAAGTCATCCCTGAAGTCAGCGTACTGCAATATGTCAGCAACACGATATGTAAGTGCCTCAGCAAGAGACCTATAGATAAATAGACCACTCTCAAGGATATGTCTTGTAGCTGTATTAGAGTTAAGTGCTGCAAGTTTCTGTACACCTACTAGCGCATTAGGGTCAGGAGTAGATCCATCCCTAGCCTCGTTAAGTCCAGTCACAGACCGAATCATATCAAGGTAGTGATTGTAGTTAGCAATCAACATTTGAGTCTTAGCAGATCCTGAGTTAGATGTAAGCTGCGTAATAGGAACTCGTGCATTGTTAAACTCACCATCCTGAGTATAGCTTCTGCCAATGACACTACCAGTCTGGAAGTATAGTCTTAGTGCATCCTCTGGGTTGTAAGCCGCACCTGTTCCCAAGTCAACCTCATTCAACCCATCCGCATCAATGAACACACCATCAGGCACAGTACGTGCAATGACCTGCTGTAGCTTCAGGTGAGTCAACTGAATCAAGTCAGCGAAAGGTATCATCCTTCTCACCAACGACTCAATGGCACCCTTATACATCCGTGGTGCTACCGCTACATAGTTTGGTATTGCATGCTGAGAGGCAGACTTTGGTCTAACCATGTTCTCAGACATCTCCCACTTCAACAAGAAGTTAGTGCCCATCACCATCACACCATCGTACCATACGTCAATGGTCTTTTCCAACTTCTCAAACTTACCCTCATCCATCATCTCTGTAGGAGGGTTGAACTTGTCATCCTTCTCTATGACACGAGTACCACCACCTTCAAGAATCTTCTTCTTGTAGACCATCTTCTTAGTGGTCTTATAGTTGAAGTAAAGTAGTGTGCAAGTATCTCTACTGAACATACTGTTCTCATAGAATCTAGCCACATTGTAGTAATCGTACCAGCTCTGAGAGTATTTAGATATCTCTTCTAGCTGCTCAGGGGTAAGAGTAGGGTCAATCTTTAGTAGCTCTGTTATAGGAAGAGTCTTTATCTCTCCCCAATAAAAGCAGTCTTGAAAAAATGGATCTTCAGTGTAGCTGTACACAACATTCGCTGGGTCAACATATGACACCTCAACTCCAGCTCCTAGCAGGAACTGATGCCTCGCTATACCAATGCCAATTACTGCAAGGTCATAGTCAATACGCTTGCGTGTATCCTGGTAGTGGTTCTCATCAAATATTGTATTGATAGCCTCCTCTTCTGCTATCTCAATTGCAGGCTTATACTTAAGCTGCATGTATAGTGATAGCTCCTCATCAGTCTGAGGTAGCTCCTCTGGGTTTGTTACAAACGGATCAACGCCTGTCTCTCCCTGTATCTTTAAAAGCAGATCCTTAGCAAGCATCTGGCTCTCAATCATGTCCTGATACTTACTGCGCTTTGCCTGAGACATCGCATCCTGTGAGTACGCCTTCACCTTAAAGAGTCTGTCATTCATGCCATTAACGACAATGTCTACAAACTTTGGAAGGATAGGTACTGGAGTCCAGTCTAGGTTTAGGTAAGACAAGTCACCATCTACGGCTAACTCATTCTTATATTTTTGAATGGACTGCTCACCACGTGCGTATAAACGCAAGCGATGAAACTCAGCCCACTGATTATAGTATCTACAATTACTTCCATCTTTCCGGAACCACTCGTACTGAATGGCTTGACCTACCTGAAGACCAAACTCAGGCGTAGCTTTCTCCGAATCAGAAACAAACTGGCTTGGAAATGCTGTTGAAGATATATTGACTACGACATCTTTCATCTAATAATTTGACTTTGATTTCCAGTGTTAGCGTACTTCGCGAAATTAACACTAATTTTCGATTCTTTTTTATCTGGTAAATATACATGTTTTTGATTTGCCATTATAGCTAACCCCGAACTGATAGACGCATCATGCTTTGTTCTATCGTTAATATCAAACTTTGCCCAGTCCTCAAGAGTCCTAGTGAATGGCATCGTGCCTATCTCATCAGATGGTCTGTAGGTAGAGGTCATATCGAACCCAATGAACTTCTCGATGTAGGACTCAATTGCAGAGGCGTGAGCCTGCTTAACTTCTTCAGATGAGTTAGGTATACCCCCTAGCTCTCGCTCTGTCTTACTGAGCTTATTTAGTACCCTATCGGGCCTGTTCAATGAGAACGCTCTGTAGCCCCTGTTCTTAAAGTGGTACAGTATACGTGCCTTGTTATTCTCCGCAAGCACAGGCATACCATAAAAGATACACGCCATCAGCACATCCTCAAAGAATATCTCCGCAGTCTGTGGTCTAGCTATGTACTCCAAGAAGAACTGGTTTGCAGGCGCATCGTCCATATGATACTTAGTCATACCATGCAGCGACCCGTTAGATCCTCTCCCACCTACTACGGCAGAGATGTCGTATGGGTCACAGCCAAATGATCCAAGGTGTTCATTCCCAGGGTACTTCATTCCGTTCCTTGTAATCACATTGTTCTGCATATTGGTAGGAGGTACCCAGCTAATTAAGAACCTGCCACGCTGGTCAGGTGTCCATATAACTTTGGTGTCCTTCTCACCATCCTTCCAATGAAACCCACCACGTGTCACTAGCTGACCCTCAATCATAGAGTCGTTGTAGTCTATCTGGTGGTATATCTTAGTCAGGTTAAATATAGATGACTTACTCTCGTCCCTAAACGCATGTGACTCCGTGCGAGGGAACTGTCTATAGAACTCGTTAAGCGCATCTGCATCACTCTTCAATGAGTCCACCTCAGCCTCCCAGTAGTCTATAGCACCATTTTTAATCATCTGGTTGTCAACACCAAGTATAGGAGCAGCAGGCTTTCTAAGTACAGGCATGCCATACCTATCAATGAATCCCTCCATGTTCCACTCCATTGGTATAAATAGAGAGTATAGTCCACTCTTAGTCTGTCCATTAGCGTTTCTATTTAAAACATTTGAGTCCTCGTATAGCTTCTTGTAGTTGTCTCCACCCTTGCTTAACGCATTAGATGTAGATCCCATCATACACTTGCCAATAATCTTGCTACCCACCCTGAGACAGGTCTTAGTTACCCTCCAGTTGTTGAGGATATTATTTGGCTTAGTCCACTTAGCACTCTCATCATGTGCCAAGAACAATAGCTTCTCACCATCGTAAGAGTT